GAAGTTTCAAAGGTCTTAGACGAAAGAACAATCGATAAATCACTACTAGACAAACTACCTACACCTACAGGGTATAGAATTTTAATTCTACCTTGGTCAGGACCAAAGAAAACAAAAGGTGGAATCCTCTTAAGTGACAAAACTCACGAGACTATCCAAATGACAACCGTTTGTGGCCTTGTACTAAAAATGGGAAGCCTTTGTTATAGAGACAAAGAAAGATTTCCGTTTGGTAAATGGTGCAATGAACGAGACTGGGTCATATTCGGCAGATATGCTGGCTCTAGATTCAAAATAGAGGGAGGAGAAGTGAGAATACTGAACGATGATGAAATCATTGCCACTATTTCAAATCCTGCCGATATTTTGCACCATTACTAGAAGGAGGAAGCAATGGCAGAAGAAACAGTTACATCTCGTGATGAGGTGGAATTAGATACTGACGGTGTCAATGAAGAAACCGTAAGTGTTGAACAAGAAAAAGAAACAGAGAATAATTCTCAAACTTTCAAAACCGAACAACAGGAAGTTGATTTAGGATATTCTGACGTTTCTAAAAAATCTTCTAATGAAGCAAAATCAGAAGAAGATAAACCTTTAATTGAAATTGAGGAAGAATCAGTTGAAGAAACAAAACCTAAAGATAATTTAAAAAAAAGACAATCTGACTATCAAAAAAGAATAGACAGTTTACATTTTCAAATTAAAGAATCTGAGAGAAGAGAAAAAGCTGCTTTAGATTATGCCAAAGGACTTAAGAAAAAGTATGATGGCGTTGAGAAAAAGTTTGAAGAGTCTGATACAAACTATCTGAAGGAATACGGAGCAAGGATAGAATCTGATAAGGAAAAAGCAAAAAGATTCCTTAAAGATGCTATAGAAGCTCAAGATGCAGACAAGATAGCTGAGTCAAATGAGCAATTAGTTAAGTTAGCCGTTGAAAAAGAAAAAGTGGCTATTAGCTTAAATGCAAAGGAGCAAGCAGCTAAAGAAAAACAAGAAAACCCATCAAATACTGATGAAATACCAATGCAAGCACCAATTAGTGCAAGAACACAAAAATGGGCTGAAGAAAACGCTTGGTTTGGAAGTGATAGAGTCATGACAAATGCTGCCATGTCTTTACACGATGAACTACAGGGTAGTGGTATTGAAACAGAGAGTGATGAGTATTATAATCAAATAAACAAACGTATGAAGGAGTATTTCCCTCACAAGTTTGCCCAGTATTCGACTGATAAAGAAACCGTTGTAACAAAGCAACCCGTCCAAAACGTTGCAGGGGTAAGTCGAAGACAAGGAGGACGCAAGTCTGTGAAACTCACCAAATCACAGGTAGTAATCGCTAAGAGATTAGGGGTGCCACTAGAGGAATACGCTAGATACGTGAAGGGAGGAACAAATGAATAAACATTTAAACGCTTCACGGGAGTCCGAGTCAAGGAAAAAACTTGAACGAAAAAAGGATTGGACTCCATCATCCAGTTTGGATGCACCACCTGCACCACACGGGTACGCCCATAGATGGATTCGTACATCCGTGCAAGGTTTCGAAGATACATCTAATGTATCTAGAAAACTAAGGGAAGGTTGGGAATTTGTAAGAGCTGATACACTTTTAAGTGAACTTGGTTCAAACGAATATCCAGTCATTACCGAAGGAAAACATCAGGGGTTAATCGGAATTGGAGGCCTTGTGTTGGCAAGGATACCTTTGGAGATATTGAAGTCACGTGCTGAGTATTTTAGAAAAATGACTCAAGACAGAATGAACGCGATTGACAGAGATCTTATGAAGGAACAACATCCAGACATGCCTATCAATATTGAGAGGCAGTCTAAAGTGACCTTTGGTGGTGGTCGCAAAAAATAATATTTTTGCAATTACTACATGGTCTTATAACAACTGTTAAAAGGAGAACATAAATAAATGGCAAACGTAAGTGAAAAGTTTGGTCTAAGACCATACAGAAAACTAGACGGTACACCATTGGTTGGAGCTCAAAACAGATACACTGTCAAAGCTGGTTATGCTACAGCAATATTCCAAGGAGATTTGGTAATCCCAACTTCTACTGGTAATATTGAAAAGCATACTGCTGGAAATAGTGCGGCTGTTGTGGGTGTTTTTAACGGAGTGTTTTATAATGATCCAACTACACAGAAACCGACATACAAAAACTACTACCCTGGTGGCGTAACACCAACTCAAGGCGATGTAACTGCCTTTGTTGTTGACGACCCAGATGCAGTATTTTTGGCTGATGCGGACACTGTGTTTACAAGAGCGATGCTTTATAAAAATTACTCTGTTACAAATACAACAGGTGTAACGCAAACGGGTATATCAAAAGCACAACTAGATGTTGGAGCTTCTGGAACTGCAACTACATTCGTAATTCAAGCGATTGATATTTCGCAAGACCCAGATAACTCTGATACTTCAAGTGCAAATGCGAACATACTCGTAAGAATCAACAATCACTTCTACAGAAGTGGTACAGGCTTAGCATAAGGAGAATAGACTATGGCAATATCACGATCACAACTAGTTAAAGAACTAGAGCCAGGTTTGAATGCTTTATTCGGCCTGGAATATAATAGATATGAAAATCAGCACGCTGAAATTTTTATGTCTGAAACATCTGACAGAGCTTTTGAAGAAGAAGTAATGTTAAGCGGTTTCGCTTCAGCACCAACTAAACAAGAAGGTGCGGGCGTAGTGTTCGATCAAGCAGGTGAAACTTTCACAGCTAGATACTCACACGAAACAATCGCGTTAGCATTTGCTATCACTGAAGAAGCAATCGAAGATAACCTATACGATAGACTTGCTGCTAGATACACTAGAGCATTAGCAAGATCTATGGCAAACACGAAGCAAGTTAAAGCTGCGAACGTTTTAAATAACGCTCAAGTAACAACTGCTACAGGTGGAGACGGTGTGTCTTTAATTAACACATCACATCCGCTTGCAACAGGTGGAACGTTCTCAAACGTTCTAGCTACTGCTGCAGACCTTAACGAAACTTCGTTAGAGCAATCATTGATCGACATCTCAGGATTCGTTGATGAAAGAGGTTTAAAAATCGCTGCTCAAGGTATTAAAATGATAATTCCAAAAGAATTACAATTTACTGCTGAGAGATTGATGAAAACACCTCAAAGAGTCGGCACTGCAGATAACGACATCAATGCTATCGTATCTATGGGAATGATCCCTCAAGGTTACAGAGTTAATAACTTTTTAACTGACACAGATTCATTCTTCATTTTAACTGATATCCCTAATGGACTTAAACATTTCGTTAGATCACCAGTTAAAACTGCGATAGAAGGTGACTTCGATACTGGTAACGTTAGATTTAAAGCTAGAGAAAGATACAGCTTCGGCTTTTCTGACCCTAGATGTGTATTTGGTAACGGTAACTTACCAACTTCATAATACTAACTTATAAGTATTAAATTTAAGGGCGGTCTTTATGGCCGCCCTTTTTTTATGTATAATACAAATACCTAGAAAAATAATTTTGCAAACTGACTAGGCAGACGGTATAGAGATTGCAAAATATAACCGCTATACAGGAGAAAAATATGGCACAAACAACTTTTTCCGGCCCAATAAAAGCTGGAAATATTTTTAATACAATTGGAACTACAGTAGGAACAGATGTTTCTAACGTAGGTTTCGTTGTAATGTCTCAAACAGACACAATCGCATTTGGTAATACAACTGATAAATCTTTATCAATTGTAATTCCAGCAAACTCACAACTAGTAGATATAAAAGTTTTTGTAATCACTGCTTTTAATGCAGGAACTACAAATACTCTTGATATTGGTATCGTAGGTGATTCTGATTTGTATGTTGACGGTGCAGCAGTAGGAACTGCTGGTGATGCAGCATTAGGAGCTACAGCTTTAGTAACAAACTGGAGTGACATTGGAACAACTGATGTTAAATTAGCTGCTAAATATATTCAAACAGGATCAGCTGCTTCAGCAGGTGGTGCAAGAATAGTTGTATCTTACGTACAGAACAATAATTTAATCTAATAATTAATTAGTGGCTCCTTCGGGAGCCACGAACTAAGGAGAATATAAAATGGGCTTTAAATCTGACATACAAGCAACCAACGTATCACTTTCAATGACTGGAAGAAATGCTGATGGTGA